TTAAGCGAGCCAAACTATTGATACCTGGCTACCGTCCTTTATTTCGATTCTCTCGATAAGTTGCCGTATAGATTGTTTAACGGTTATCCGATCTCCAGATAAAATCGCTTTTGTGGCACTCCTTGCTTTTCTTTTTAATTCCTCTTGTTGTCTAGAGGCTTGTTCTTCCTCTGAACTTTCAAGAATCTTTTTCAATGCATCCCTTTCCTTCGTTACTCTTAATGTAGCGGCCTTTAAATCCTCTGCAGTAATTAAATCGTCATTGTATGCGTCTATCTGTTTCTGCATCTTTTTATCCAACTTGGCTAATTTATTTTCAATGCTCTCTTTATCAACTTGTTTGACTTGCGGTTTGGAGATGACCAATTTGAGAGTTCCAGGAGCTGCCTGAGCTACTTCCTTGATCCGTGAAATGACTAACTCTTCAATAGCGTCCCGTTGAACATAATGATGAAAACATTTCCCCTTTTTTAAATAACCATCGCATAGATACTGGTAGTGAATATTTTCTCGGTTAAGTCTCTTCGAAAAGCTGCGGTTCATTTTTCCATTCATCTTAGAGCCACAATGACTACAGTAAACGAGTCCTGATAGTAAGTAGGTTTCATTGCTCATATGTTTCCCAACACTTTTTCGACCTTGGAATAGTTCCTGAAGTTTTGTAAAAGTGTCTCTGTCAAGGATTGCCTCATGGGTATTTTTTTCCCGAATCCATAGAGAAGGATCGTTTTTAATCACCTTGTCTCCCTGCCGAGTTGTCTTGTTATAGACAAAATCCCCTACTAGCGTCTCTCTTTGAAACAACTCCCTAAACGTTTTATCCTGCCATTCATTGCCTTCTTTCGTGGTAATACCTTGAGCATTCCATTCACCGATAACACTTCGACTTGGGGTTCCGGTTAAAAGTTTCATGGCAGCACGTCTGATGCACAAAGCTTCATCAAGATTCATAGCCATTTTCCCATCAACAATATCATAGCCAAAACAAGGACGAGTAATGATCTTTTTAGTATTATTTCTAGCAATCGAAAGCATATTCTCTCTTACGCGTTCGGAGTTACGCTCTCTTTCAAATTCAGCTACCATCCCAAGCATCTGTAATACAAGCATTCCAGCTGGAGTTGACGTATCGAATCCCTCGGTTGCCGAAACGTAATGGAACTTATGCTTTACAAAATAGTTATTCAGGCTTAATATATCAAACAATTTACGTGATAATCGATCCAATTTAGTTGTAATGACTCTTCCGTTCTGGTATTCCTTAACTTTCTCTAGCATAATCGTCAATTCTGGGCGATTAGTTGATTTTGCGCTATAACCATCTTCAATAAAGAATATTGGTTCTTCCCATCCCATTGCTTTGCAGTATGCTTCAATTCTTTCTTTCTGCTCTGTTAAGGAGTTCCCTTTTTCCGCTTGTTCATCAGTACTAACTCTTATATATGCAAGCACAACCATTCTAAACTCTCCTTTTTTATACTCTCATCGAGATCCTCCCTAGAAATCGGCTCAGTTGCCCCTCCTACGTTTACAGCAAAACTATTCTTTATTTTTTTGATGCCATCCCATCCTCCTATTCTTCTACTGGCTTAAAGTGACCCATGTAGATTCCACATATTGAAAACTCATTAGGAGGCAGCTCTCTAATTTCATAATTGTCGTTTTCAGGAATCAGCTGCATTGTTGCGGATCCCTCAGTCCACTTTATGCGCTTCAACATTCCCTCGGATGAATCATCAATAACTGAAGCGACGATTTGACCATTATAATCAGCCCAACTTGCTTTTTTCATGTAGACTATATCCCCGTCCTCAATTCCTGCGTTGATCATACTGTCACCTTTAACACGCAAAGCATAGTCCGGCTGTTTTCTACCTGGGAAGGGATAAAACACATAATCCTCAATATTTTGCTCAGCTAGAATACCGTCGCCGGCACAAATTGTCCCGATCAACGGTATTAGATTGTTATTAGTGATATTAACCTTAGGTTGGAATGTGGGGTCAATCTCAGACTTACTAACCTTAAGGAAGTCTGCTATTTTTTGGATGCTCCCTGGGGTAGCAAGAGTTTTTTCGTTGAGATAGTCAGAGATTACACTCGTGGATAGATCGGTACCTTCAGCGAGTTCTTTTTGAGTTAATCCTTTTCTTTTAATAATTGTCCGAAGATTTTTTGCAATACCCTTTATTAGATCTCTTTCTACCTCAGTATACTTCTTTCTTGCCACGGTATAATTCCTCCTATTTAAATTTACTATATATCCGTTATAAACTAATTGATTACATTTTTCAAGTAAATTTTTACGTTAAAAACGTATTGACAATCCGTTAATAACGTACTACCATAAAATCACACCGCGCAGAAAGGAGTTGATCAAATGTACCAAATTACACTTCGTGCGGCTAGAACCAATAGAGGCCTTACGCTTGATGAAGTGGCGCGCTTAGTGGATCGAACACCTAAGACTATAGCGAAATACGAGAGTGATTCGACATCCATACCAAGGGATCTTTTTTTGTCTCTGGTCAAGTTGTACACAGTTCCTGAAGACATGGTTTTTTGTGGCGTGGAATCCGTTTTTATCGGATCATCAAAAGGAAATGCAAAACGTAAACGAAAAGCTTCATAAGAAAGGAGACATCAAACCGTGAAAGAAAAGAGCAAGCTCCACATTGTATCTGAGCAAGTTATTGATCGATACGGAAATGTCATCGGGGACGATCCTACACAGTTCCCGATGCTTGCAAACAAAAGTAAAGAACTAATCATTTATTTACAAACTGGCCAAAACTACAAGGTTGTTTAAGAAGGAGGTAAAAAATGATTCCACAAGAACTGAAGCAAGATCGCTATTGGAAAAGCTTACTGTATATTTTTTCTCAAAATAAAACGCTTATTCGTTACATTACATCGCACATCGATTTCGATGAACTGTCTATTAATGCATCTGGACTCATTAAAATATCCGCACCGTGGAGCCCTTCAGAAAAATTCATGTTGAAACTAGCGCTTCACCTATATAACGAACGTCACAAAGTCAATCTATCCGATATGGATCGCCTTGATCCAATCAACAAAAAAATTGCATTCAAAGCTATTCAGATGCGATTTGCATAGGGGGGATAAAAATTGAAACGAGAGATATTGGTGGAGCAAGCGAAGGCAGCTGGACAAGCAGCTGAACACAATCTGAGGGTCATCGTTAAGAATCCTGATAGAATGATCAGCCTGGAAAAGTATTGTGACGGGGTTGTATATCTCAACAAAATGATTTGGTTTGCTCAAGAAGAAACGAAAAATGCCCACCGGCCAGGGTGGACATCACTCAAATCACATTTATTAAAACAACTATCGTTAATTTTAAATGCTGTCCGACGGAAAAGCAAGGGGGAAATCGTATGACGGACGCCTCGAAACTCGGACAAGCATACGTTAAAGCATCGGTCGAGCTTCGCTCCAATACGGATCAGCTTGAAGAAATGCTTCAAAACGGCAAAGTGGGTTCACCTGAATTTACTGAACTATGGCAGAAGCGAGATGAAGCGTACACAGCTTGGAATAACGCTTCTATGCTCTTGAGGGAGCTTCCAGTGGAAGGAATGGCAGTTGTAGTTAATGAGATAAATCGGATGCAAACCAATATGGCCTGCATTTAACGGACAGAGCTTCGGCCCTGTCTGCCACCGTCGCAAGGTTTTCTATCCTTTTCTCCTTTCGGCGGTGGCAGATGCGGCTGATGCATCAAAAACAGGGAAAGGAGTGATAGCTTGGAACCTAGTATCGGACGAATTGTCCACTATTACAGCTATGGCACACCGGGCGGAGAATACACAAGCGAGCCTCGTGCAGCGATCATTACAGGCGTGGTCAATGCTTCAACTGTTCATCTGTGTGTGTTGAATCCTACTGGAATGTTCTTCAATCAAAACGTCTATCAAGGCTACGGACCAGGGAAATGGAACTGGCCTCCACGTGTATAAATAGGCATAAAAAAGCGATCCCCCGGGTTAGGAGCCGGGGAATCGCAGGCATTACAAAATAATTCAGGTCTATTGTAACACATCTTTTTCGCCCAGGTAAGGGGGGGAGGGGAAATGATCGTTTTAAAGGGCGATATCGTTCGGACGAACAGCGGAGAAACAGGTGAGGTAACGGATGTTTGGGGTCTCGCCAGTACCTTCTTGCGCTTAAAAAAGGATGATGGGAAAACCAAGCCTATTTTTGAGTCGGATGTTATTGAGATCATCAAGCGTCCTAAATCACCATCCCGTGGAAGGAGGTGATAACTATGAACGTGGATATCGCAAAGCTTGCTGGTGGAGCCATGCAAGAACGGATTAATCGTGAGTTGAAGAAGGTCGCCGAAAACATACTCGATCCAAACACAAAGGCGGATGCAGTCCGAACGGTGACAATTAGCATCAAGATCAAGCCGAATGAAGCTCGGCAGATGGCTTCCAGTGACATTGAAGTCAAATCCTCACTTGCTCCAGCTAAAGGAGTACCAACAGCCTTCATATTCGATTACGACAAAGAAGGCAAAGCAGTAATCAAAGAGCTCAGTACCGGACAAGATCGGGACCAGCTGGCAATGAATGACGCTGGTGAGATCGTGGATGGCGTTGGAGAAACACCGTCTGCAAAAGTCGTAAACGGAAGATTCCGTTGATCTTTGAAAAATGAATAATGGAGGAATTATCAATGATTAAAGAGGCTATCGAGAAGATTTTGAGCTTGGCGACGATCAACACAGAAAAGATAGGCGATCAGATTTATACCAACAGTGAACTGCGAAGAGTGAGCGAAGCTCTTACGGATACCTTGAAGGTTCGCAACCTGCAAGGCATTGTGGATTACTTGAGAAATGACTTTGACAAGAAGTTGCCAGTCATCGTTCATGTGATTTCACCAACTCAGGTTAATGTCGTTACGGAATTCAATCGTGATCTCAGCCGGAATACCTTGATTGAGGCTAGCGCCTTATTGCCGGAAATTAACTTTGGCCGTTTTCATGATGTCGAGAACTTTAACATCTTACTGCAATCATGCTTCGTGGACACGGATTTCAAACATCGTGTATTAGCGATTGTTGGAAACGTGGTTGACGAGAAGGTTGTAACCGTCGGTGATAACGGCATCAGTCAGCAGGTGACAGCCAAGGCTGGCATTGCTACGGTCGAACCGGTTGTTCTGCCGAATCCTGTTTGGCTGAAACCGTACCGAACTTTCGTAGAGATCGAGCAGCCGGAAAGTGCTTTTGTCTTCCGGATGAAAGATGGACCTTCAGCTGCCTTGTTTGAAGCTGATGGCGGCGCTTGGAAGCTCGATGCAATCGAGCGAATCAAGCTGTATTTCAATCAAGAGTTGGAACAGTTGATTACAGATGGTCAGGTTATCATCGTCGGTTAGTTGATACTTATACATTCGGGAGGGCAATCCCCTCCCGATCCATTAAAAGGAGGGTTCAACGTGTTGCAGCAGGCCTTGCAAAAGCTTCAGAAGGAAGTCGGAGAAAAGCATGATAAAAAATACGTTCAGCATGTGGGGGCTTTCCTGATTAGTTATGTACGTAAACATCCTGAACATGCAGCTTTCATTCTTACCGAAGGCAAAACCATATCTGCCAGCATCGGCATGATGAGATCGGAAGCTATGAAAAATGATGGAGTACTGACAGATGAGGAAGGTTTTAATATTGCCCTGAAGTACTTTGGGATACCAATTCAAAATGAACAGCAGGCTGTTGAGATACCTGAGTTAAACGTATCGTCCATTGACGATTTGTTGTAGGAGGATTGTATGAGCGAATTCAATGAACACAAGGCTCATTTTGGTCCGATCAGTAAAGACGTTATGGATTACGTCACGAATGAAGTTTTGCTCAGGAGTCGTTATTTGTTTACTCAAACTTCAGCAAGAATTCAGTTCGCCTATTGTACACATTTCAATCAAAGACATAAGCCTGAAATTCCATTGAAACACAATAGTAAAGCTGTATGCCCTAAATGTAATTCGACCTGCACCGTGAAAAAGAGCCATGTCGGAAGGAAATACATGGTGGATAAGGCATATGTGGTTTATTATCAAAAATCCATTTTAGACCCAACAATTATGACGGCTATGGGGCTCTACGTACAAAGAGATTATCGCGGTGATTTCAAAAAGGTCGAAACATTATATCGACCTTCATGCAGTTATGTTTTCCAAATGGGAAGAAGCTCGATGTTCTATACAGGTTATTACAACCAAAAAAATTGGTATGAAAATAAGAACATTACTTCCGAATACAGTCTCTACAAAAACGGTACGCCTTGTTACTATTCCCGCGAAAGTATACGGAAGGCGATTGAAGGTACTCCCTTTCAATATAGTACATGGGATGAATACGACGAACAGGATATGACCAAGTTCTTTGGTCTCTATTCTAAGTATCCGTGCATCGAGTATCTAACCAAAATGGGCTATAAGTATTTTGTACACGCCAAGTTATACGGCGCTAAAACTTATGGAGCTATTAAATGGTCGGGAAAATCGGTTGAACAAATTTTAAAGCTGAACAAGCAGGATCTTCGCGAGATTAGACAACACGATGATATTGACGCTCTTACTCTTCGGCTTTACCAAATAACCAGAAAAGACAACAATCGGCCTTCCCTGAAGGAGATTAAAAGCTTCGTTAAGCGAGCTGGGGACTGTTTCGAGGAATTAAAGCCCATGTTGAAATTCCAGAATTTCAGACGGTGTGTGGCTTACATGGACAAGCAAATTAAAAAGAATCCAAGGTCATTCAGAAGGTCCACTGATGTCCTGACCATGTGGAAAGATTACATTTCAGATTGTAAGAATCTTGGATTGGATCTTAAACGCTCTAATATTGTCTTTCCTTCCAATTTGCATAAAGCACATCAAGACACAATCAAACAAGTTGAAATCAAAGTATCTATAGAAGCTGAACGGAAGATAAAAGAGCGATCAGAGATACTTGAGAAATTGAAATTCTCATATAACGGATTCATTGTTCGAGCTGCTAAATCTGCAAAGGAAATAATTGATGAAGGTAAAGCCCTTAGTCATTGCGTAGGGAACTATGCGTCGGATCATGCAGACGGTAAGACGAATATCTTAATGATTCGTAAGGTAGCTGATCCGGAGACTCCATTCTATACCATGGAGGTTAAAGACGGCAGAGTTGTCCAGACGTATGGATACGATAATTTCTTACCTACTGGTGACGTGCTGGAACTTATAGATAGGTTCAAGCTTGAAAAGCTAGCTAAGGCAAGAAAAAGAACACCTCAAAATAGAGCCAAAGAGACGGAGGCGGCAGTATGACCACAGAAAAGAAAAGCACAACCACAAAGAAATCACAAACAGCAGCCAAAACAAAGGAAAAGGACCCAAAATCTGCTCCTGCTGAAACAGCATTAGCAACCGTGAATATGGAAGAAACAAGCTTAGCCAATAGAACTCCAGATGTTATTGCAACGGAAATCCGCGACATTGATCAGAAAGCACGTCAACATGCGATTCGTTCCGCGATAGAAATCGGGGAGAAATTGATTGAAGCAAAGGCACTTGTTAAACATGGTGATTGGGCCAATTGGTTGAATGAGAACGTTAATTATAGCCAGTCTACGGCCAACAACTTTATGCGTGTGGCGACGGAATACAAAGAGTTAAATTCCCAAGCGCTTGCGAATTTGAGCTATTCCCAAGCGGTGGCCTTGCTTTCCGTAAAGACTGAAGAACGAGAGGCTTTCGTGGAAGAAAACAACGCTGCTGAAATGTCCGCCCGAGAGCTCCAGGCAGCGATTAAGGAGAAGCAAGAACTTGAACGCCTGCTCCAAGAGGAACGCGAACGGATCAAAGCCGAGCAAATGGCACTTGAGGAAGAGAGACAACAACGTGAAGAGTTGCAACGGGATTATGAATATGAAACGGAGCTTCGAAAGAAGTTTCAAGATGATCTCATTAAGGCCCAGGAAGCAGCTGCAAAGGCACCGGCACAGGGTACAGCAGAGAGTAAAGCCAAAGCGGTTGACCTGCGGAAGGCTGAGAAGGCTCTGTCCGAATCACAGCAGCGTATAGCCGCACTTGAGGCAGATATGAAGGCAAAGGAAGAAGAATTGAACGCGAAGGTCGAAGCAGCCGTCAAGGAACGCGAAAAAGAAATGGCTGAGCAAGCCCGCAAGCGCGAAGAGGAAGCTGCCCAGCAGGTGGCCGAGCTCCAGGAACAACTCCGAAAGAACAACAATACAGCGGCGATTAAAGTGAAGTTACACTTCGATGCATTGGTTGGCGATTTTAAAGAACTCATCGGGGCTGTCGCCTTGCTGGAGAACGAAGAACAGAAGAAAGCAATCTCGGAGCGATTGGCCGCATTATGTGACGACATGAAAGCAAAGCTGTGATGCTACAATGTTCTTCTTTTTTGAACAATTCAGGAGTGGACAAGTCTGCGAGATCATCAAGAATGATCCTCGTCATGAGACAATGCCCAAACTGTTTCCAGATCGCATAGGGGAACGACTAGTAATCGCTCAGGTATCTAATGATTCCCCTTGGGTTTGGGCGTATGACGCTCGACCAACTACGTACAAGATCAACCGAAACGGCAGGCGAGTATGTGAATACGATCCACGGTGTGTCCAGTCTGTTTATCATACGGATTCGTTGCGAATTCTCGATGACAGAGAAGCAGCAATGATTCTCAGAAACATTCAAAAAACCTATTGAGAATGGAGAATCTTGAATGAATATTGCAGTGAAACGCTGGGTTTTTAACTCGGAACTACATCATCAATTCGTTCGGGTTTATGGAATCGACAGCGAAGGTGATCAAATTGATTTTAAAGGCGAGGTTATAGAAGTGATTGCTGAAAGGATCGTAATTTTGACGTCGGATAAAGGGAAATGGGTTTTAGGTCTTTATGAATTTGGCGAAAACGGTCTGAACATTGAGGTTTTTAGCCCGTCCTATAAATGCCAAATGCCTGAAGAGGCTGACCAAACCATTGTGGATTGCGAATGTTAGGGGGAGAAGCCTCATGAAACCTGCTGAATGGAAGCTTGAAAAAGTATGGATAGCGCGTGATGAGCAAGGGAATATCATCCGCGCTTCGGACTGCTCTCCAGGCGAGCTCCTGCAGCTGGCCGAAGAATTGCGCCAGAAGGCGAAAGGGGAAAATGTGAGATGAGGAAGCTTCTAATTGATGAAGGGAAACAGGTATTGAAGAGTTTGAAAGCTGAGTATATGCACCATGAGGCAGAAATTGTTGCTTCGTTGGTTGAGGAAATAGAGGATGAATACCGTAAAAGTTCGGTTCGATCAAATCTGAAAAAAGGCGATGCTGTCGTTATGCATTCCTGCATGGAAGCAAGTCTCCCTAAATATTCAGGACGGATATGGACATGTAGAACGGACGCCTTCCGATCCAAGGGACATGATTACGACACTGTTTTTCTGGAAGGGTTCAGCGGAAGCTTCTCAGCCGAATTTCTTCAAAAGGTCGATGTATCAGCAATCATTGAACCTTTCATTGATTCAACAGCCGGTGAACTCGCTGCTTCAGAACGTAGCTGGAGAGAAAAGAGCGAAGAAAACAGAAGACTTCGATTTGTACTAGAAGAAACTCGGAGTGTTCTCGGCAATGCTTATGAGTTGGGGTATCTCCATACGCCATTCGAAGGAGCTGTTGAGAGGATTCTGGACCGGATCGAGCAAGCCCTTAAAGGTCGTTGGCTAAAGGTCGGGGATTCAGTTTCTATCCTCTCATCCGGAATAAAGGGAGTTTTAGCAGATATTCAGTATGAACATGATCGTTATCAATTCAAACATATAAGCGGCTGGATGTATGGCATTTCAGACTTGGTTGTTAAAGAAGGTGAAGCAGCATGCCAAGAATGACGACTCAAGATGAGATCCGGAAGAGTATCTTAGAGCTTCGTAAAATTTATAACAATCTTTCGGATCTACAGTTTTCCGCATGGTATAGCAAAAAATACAAGGTCAAAGCAAATGAAGTATATGACATCATCCAGCAGGAGGGGAAAGCCAATGCCTAACGATGCAGGCCGGTATTCGAAGGAAGAAGTCATTGCCTCGGGGTTGCCCTACTACATCCCGAAAAGTAAACGTTGGACTCATACACCGTATCCTTTCGCGATTCTAATCTCAAAATCCCGATGTGAGCGCTTCGGGATGCCGATCCTTGGAAGTGGTCGAGAGAAGCCGTCAGCGTTTCTCTACTCGGCCAGCGCAGGCACCGGGACCGATGACAAAAAGCATCGATACATTCCATTATACGACCGGACAAGCGCCCTATCGGGGGACGAGTCGATCAGGCTCTATCCCCACGAAATCATGAAACAGGGTGAATGACATGAATTATACAGCTGAGTTACACGCCTTCATCGATTGGCTCGAAATAAATCCATTGGAGCCAACCACACAAACTTTGTGGATGCATTTAATGGCCATCGCAAATAAGAGTGGTTGTCCAGAGTGGTTTACAGTAGCCAATCCCCTATTACAGGCCAAAGTAGGCGTCACAGAAAACACCTTGATCAAGCATCGTAATTATTTGGTGCAAAAGGGCCGAATTGAATACAAGTCACAAGGTAAGCAAAAAGCCGGAAGGTATAAAATCACCCCCTTTACCTCAAATAATGCGGTAAACCGTGCGGTAAAAGATGAGGTAAACCATGAGGTAAACCGTGCGGTAAATGGTTCAGCGTTATTAAAAGATCTTAATTCTTCTTCTGCTTCTTCATCTTCATACGAATCGTATTATGCGGCACACAACCGAGTCTTCGGATTCGACTGTAATCCACACCAAAGCAAGCTGCTGGGAAGTTACATTGACCAAGACGGTATGGAAGAGGCGGTTGTGATACGGGCGATTGAAAGGGCTGGCGCGGCGTCAACGGGTTACAACTTTAATCTGATAATCCGTATCCTTGACGATTATTTTCATTCCGGTGCTATCAAATTGGAGCAAGCTGTTGCACTGGACCGTCAATTCGATCAGAGAAAACGAAACGAAAGAACTCCGGCATCTACAACGACCAGAAAAGCCAAGATTCACAGTTTTGCTGATTTAGCGAAAGGAGCTGCCGTCCATGACGCTTGAAGAGATCGGTAAGCTTTTTGATACCATCGTGGATTATTATCCTTCCTTCAACGGGGATCTAAAGAAAATGCAGAACTGGCAAACCACGTTGAAGAATGTTTCCCTGAAGGCGGCTATCAGAAACCTCCATGAGTATGCGAGCGACCCAGACAATAAATACCCACCGCATCCTGGGGCATTGGCAAGCAAACGAACCGAGGCCGATCGTTACCACGAAACGATGCGCCAGAACGGTGTACAAACCGTCAAGAGCTACAACCAATTACGCGAAGGTGTCACTCCACCAACCGAAGAACAACGCAGAAGGGTGCGTGAATTACTTGGATAAGTCACTTTTACCAAACAGTATGGTTTCCGAGCAGGCTACAATAGGCGCGATTATGGTTGATCCCCAGGCGTTCATGCATATATCGGACCTTCTCCTTCCGGAACACTTCTTCTCAGATGAGCATCGTATGATCTACGAATCCATGTTGGAACTTGACGGTGAAGGCAAGGGAATGGATCTCGTGAATGTGGTCGGTCGCCTTCAGGAGAAAAAGCAAATCGAGGACGTCGGAGGCGTAAGTTATCTGTCCAAGCTCTCACGGGCCGTTCCTTCTACCTCTACCGCCGAGATTAGCAATTATGCCGATACCATCAAGGATAGGTACTTACAGCGCCGAACAATTATTGAGTTGCAACAGCAACTCGCTGCTGCTTGGGAAGCCGATACAGGTCAGCAGGCTGTTGCTTCGGTACAAGCTGCAGCTAACGTGTTATCGGACAAGGCAGCGAAGCCGAAGGAATTTCGCACAATACGTGAGGTTGCAATGTCAGCTTTTGACTTACTGGAATATCGGTACGCAAATTCAGGAAATGAAGTAACCGGTATACCGTCCGGGTATGCGGATTTGGACCGAATGACGTCCGGTTTCCAAAACTCTGATCTCATTATCATAGCAGCACGGCCTTCTGTTGGGAAAACAGCCTTCGCCAATAACATCGCGCAGTACGCTGCGATCATAGCACGCAAGAACGTTGCATTTTTCAGTCTCGAAATGTCAGCGGAACAATTAGCCCTTCGAATGATGAGCTCCGAACAGCATATAGACGCCAATCGCATGAGAACCGGCTATATGAGATCAGAGGATTGGGAAAAGGCTACCCAGGCCGTAGCAACTTTGGGGAATTCGAATTTATTCTTGGACGACTCTTCTTCATTAACAGTAATGGAAATTATCAATAAATGTCGGAGGCTCAAAGAGAAATTCGGACTGGATATGATCGTCATTGATTACCTTCAACTGATTTCAGGCAACGGACGCACTGAAAACCGCCAGCAAGAAGTGTCCGAAATCTCTCGGAAATTGAAGCAGCTCGCCCGAGAACTAAATGTGCCGGTCATTGCATTGTCCCAGCTAAGCCGAGCAGTTGAACAACGAGCAGACAAACGGCCAATGTTATCCGATCTTCGGGAATCAGGATCGATTGAACAAGATGCAGATATCGTATCTTTCCTGTACCGGGATGACTATTACAACCAGGAAACAGAAAAACCGAACATTATTGAGATTATTATCGCGAAACAACGGAACGGTCCCGTTGGTACGGTGGAGCTCGCGTTCCAGAAGGAATACAACAAGTTTCTTAATTATAATCGTCAACATGCAACCGCATAGGAGGCCCTTATGAACGAACTATTAGAACAAGGTATCTGTCCGGCTTGTGGAGGATGCATTAAACACTGGAATCAAGGGATTTACGAATGTGAAGATTGCGGAACTATGATACCTGCCGACGAAGATGAATAGAGGTCAAGGAGGGATCGAATTGGCAATTGATCTAGGTGTTGCAAATGTACAGAATTACAAAATGTCGTTGAAGATCGCAGAACGTGCTTATCGACTAGCTCATAAACGGGCAGACTCTGACGATAAGAAAGTAATATCAGGAATGATTAGCGATTGTGAATATGCCATTGAATGGCTCGAAACTGGACGACGGCCAGGAAATAAAAGAGGAATCGAACGCCGGGCAGCATACCAACGTGAAAAGCTGGTTGATCCGTTAAGAATGCAGGCATATGTAAGGAACACTAAGGCAGGTGGACCGAGCAATCTCAGTGATTGGGAGAGGTTTCAAATTGAAGATGCTTTATCGAGACTATCTGAACGTGAACGTGATTGCTATACGATGGCGCACGGTGAATGTTTTTCATTTCAAGAAATCGCCGACTTTTTGAGGATATCGAAAGGGACAGTTGAAGAATACATTGAACGAGCACAACGAAAAATTTCAGAGGATCTTCAATCAAGCCTATTCCTTATCGGATAGGCTCTTTTTTTGTCTTACGAAAGCCACCTATAGATGAAAGCTATAAATGATTAATCGCTTATAGTTTTCGGTTTTCTTCATAACCTTTTGCCGCTCTCTTAAAGGAGGGCGGTCTTTTTTAATTGAAAGAGGTGATCATTGTGGTTAATGAGAAGACCTGGGAAGAATTCAGGAAATCAGGGTTGCTGTGGTGGATTAATATGATACTTCACACTCTCGGATGGTCAATTGTGGCTGATGTCGATAACAATGGACAGATAACGAGGGTATACCCTGCAAGAGTTGGATTCCGTGGATTCACTGAGGAAGCTAATACAGAAGGATATATAAAGGTTAGTCAATACATACAGGATAACGCTTCTGAATTGATTGATGAAGCGAAAAGGTGAGCAAATGAAAACAGTAAAATTAGTTGCATTTAGACGAAGGCAACCAGATCTATGCAAAGGCTGCATCTGGGGAGAGTGGACGGGAACAAAACAGTTCTGCGGTCGAGTCATTTGCCAACGCAAAGAAAATGAAGGAAGGGAAATGGTGCGAGATGAGCAATCAATCAGAGCTATTCCTTGAGAGAGTTCGAACAATCATCCGAAAGCTTGCACAAAAGATAAAAGAGTTTTTTTCGGAAGTCATGGATCTTGTAAGACGAAACCCCATCTTTAAAGCACTCATGAAAGTTATTCCCGCCCGTCACCGCAAAAAACTTTTTAGAGATTTCTTTCAACAGGTCCCATCAGTGAAGGTGTATCGGAGCCAGAATTATTTACGGACAATTACGGCCAGAGCACGGAGCCGCTGTTAATCAAAAAAGGAGGGTTGGACTATGAATGAGCCAATGAACAAGAGTGGTATTGGAGCCGGAGGAATGGCGAAGGGAAAGACGTTATCTGTAGATGCGCCGGAGATGGTAATTCCCCTTGCAAAAGAATACGCGGAAAAACTGTCTAGAGCCAGAATCGCCAGCTTTCTTTCTCCTCCGCCGTCCATCGAACAGAGACTTATGGCCGCATTGGGTGACGAATATTCGTACCAGGTTGTTTATTACAACCGGTGTGAAGGGGCAACTAGTGCCATTCAAAAGATCGTAAAAGAAAATCCATCTATCATCGTAGCTGGTGTTTGCGGAAATAAAGATAACTATCGCAGGGCAGGAATCCCATACAAGGATTATCGAGATTTGTATGATCGTTTAAGCACTCCATTATTTTTAAAAAATGCTGAAGCCATCATTCTCGATATTGTCCCTGAAAGTGAGTTAAGAAAAATAAGAGCAGCAGTCTTACCATTTGCAAGGAAACTGGTTGTTTTAAAAAGCATCTGAATAAGTTGGTTATCTAAATTGATATCATTCTATACTTTTACGGGAGGAATTAATATGAATACCACCGGAGTCAATATTTCGTTGTATGTGTCTCGTAAGGAATTAATTAATGCCAAGCAAGGCGGATCCACTATGGTTGCTTCCAAGTGCAAGACCAAAGAGGCTGATTACCAAGTGAATGTATCATTAGACGCTTGTGACATCCTTGAGGATGAAGTAAGGGTAAACCTATCTGTAATCAGAAGCAACGTCGAAGAAGCCGGGAAAGCCATGGGGGAAGCGATGGGCGCTGAATTACAAAAGGTATTTGCCGGACTGGAGTAGCGAATGGGAACGGAATCATTGTTGTAAAACCAATTCAGGATTAAGTGAAAGGAGCAACCTATGAAATGGATTGATGGGCTGTTCTTATTGACAAGAGTGGGCTTGATTTTATTCGCAACAGGATATGGATATGCGGCCTTAAAGCACTATTGGAGTAAAAGGTACCGACAGGCATTTTATAATATGTCAATCGTGTTGATGATCTTGATTATATTAACGTGAGGCCTGCTTAGGCCAGTGTTCATAAGAAACTATTTTCCCAAACGTTTGGGAATTTGTGAGGTGGTGATATGAATTTCGTCCAACCGATCCGCGATCAAGAAACGATTGAAGCGATCAAAGATTTCCTGATGCAACAATCCCATCGGAATTACATGTTGTTCGTATTCGGCATTAATACCGGTTTGCGTATCCAAGATATGCTGAAGTTTAAAGTCAAAGATGTGATGGGCGAATATCTCGTCATGACAGAGATGAAGACCGGGAAGCGAAAGATAATGAAGATTCCACCGGTACTGAAGCGAGAGATAAAAAGGTACATCGCCAATATGAATCCGGAGGATGTTCTCTTTCCCTCCAGGCAAGGCGGTAAGAATAAACCGATTAAAAGGGACATGGCCTATAAGATTATGAAGGCAGCAGCCAAAGAGTTTGGCCTCGTTGATATCGGCACCCATACCCTTAGGAAGACGTTCGGCTACCACATGTACCAAAAGAAAAAGGATATCACCTTGGTTCAGAACTTGCTTAACCACTCAGACAGGAGCATTACGATGAGATACATTGGCATGGATCAGGACATGATGGATGCGGCCATGAATGACTTTGGTTTATAGAGATCCCTTCATTGAATGAGTGTGGAACTCAAATCATGAAAGAAGCTGAAAGCCTTGGGAGAGTAAGAAGAAATCAACCTGAATGAGTTATGCTCTTTATTAAGATATGAATAACTTAGAGAGCAGAAGAGGCCATTCAGTTCATATATAGAAGGTGATGAAGCCTGAGAGCCCAATCGTGGCGCGGCCTCGCGGATTTTTGGGTCGCGGGTCCTTCCCAGGGGGTGGGTGCCTATGCGGGTACGAGTGAGCCCGGCATTCCACCGAATTTTATAAAAATTGCACACTATGCATTGTGCAAAAAGGAGGGGGTTATATGGGTGGAAAAGTGAGAGCGAAAATGATCGACGGAGCCTTATGTATCGCGACTTCCGAGCTTTGCGAAGTGTTCAATGTTCACCGCAATACAATTGCACAATGGGAGCGAAACGGAATGCCCAAAAAGGCCCGAGGATGGTACTCGTTAAAAGACACCATCAAATGGGTGACGGATAACCGGGGCGTCAAGAAGAATCCGGACGACGAAGAAGGTATGACACTATCCCAACAAAAGCTGAAATATGAAGCACAGCTGAAAGAGCAGCAGGCCGAAGCGGCGACTTTGAAAAATGCTATCTCCAAAGGTGAATACATTAGACGCGAAGACGTTGTGAGTGAGCTCCAGCGTTTTTTTATTTCCCTAAGAAGATCCATGGGAGGATTCAGCCGCAAGATTGCAATGGAGATTTCGCCGTATCTGGAACCGGAACAGGTTCGCTTAATCGAGCAGAATATTGCTGATACCACGAACGCCGCATTGCTCCAGCTGTCTGTCCGAGGTGTGTACGATGCCAAAAAGGACTGATGAGCAATGGCCGGAATGGTTGCATGCTGGATTTGACGTGTTGCGGCCTCCGGAAAAATTGACGGTCTCGGAATGGGCTGATCGCAATCGAATTCTCGATGAGAGATCCGCCGAGCCGGGTCCTTGGAGAACGGAGCGCACACCATACCTTCGCGGCATCATGGATGCATTTACTGATCCACGGATTGAGGAAATCATTTTTGTGAAACCGACCCAGGTCGGCGGCACCGAAAGCCTCAACAATATGTTCGGGTATACCATTGCTCAAGATCCAAGCCCGGCGCTTATCGTTTATCCGATGCTCGATTTGGCCGAGTTCACTTCCAAGAACCGGCTTCAGCCGATGATCAGACTAAGCCCAGCACTGAATGAGCGCTTTAAAGAAGAGGACAGCAAACTGCTGGAGCTCCAGTTCAACGGGATGTATGCCGTTATCGCAGGCGCAAACAGCCCGGCCTCACTTTCCAGCCGGGCCATTCGATACTTGTTCATGGATGAAGTGGACAAGTACCCGAAAAACTCCGGTAAAGAGGCCGATCCGAGGGCATTGGCGCGGGAACGGACCAAGACTTTCCCTTTCAACAAAAAAATCATGCAGACTTCGACGCCGACGCTGAAAGGCGGGCCGATTTGGCAAGCTTGGCTGACGGCGGATGTTCGTATGCATTATTACGTTCCTTGTCCGCATTGTGGTCATTTCCAGACCTTTAAGTACAAACAGATTATTTATAACAAGAGTTTAGACCGCGAGAAAATCAAGGAAACAGCCCATTATCAATGTGTACATTGTGAGCAAATCATTCGGGATGCTCATAAACCTTCCATGCTTCGCGGCGGCGAGTGGCGAGCAGAAGACGGTTCCACAGTTCCAGGGATTAAAACTGGATTTCATTTGAATGCGATCTATAGTCCGTGGGTTCGTTTTGGTGATGTGGCGTATGAATTTGTTTCGTCAAAAAATACACCTGAAGAGTTTATGAACTTTATCAATTCTTGGCTGGCGGAACCTTGGGAAAACACGCAAGTCAAACTGAGTAGCAGCAAGGTGCTCAGTAAGGTTAGCGGCTATGAAGAGGGCGTTGTTCCGGATCGAACAATTCTGTTAACTGGCGGGGTTGACGTGCAGAAGGACCGGTTTTATTACACGATCCGTGCATGGGGCGAGAAAATGGAGAGCTCCAATATTCGCCATGGTGTCGTTGAAACGTGGGCGGAGATTGAAGATGCAATGAACATCTCCTATTTCACCAGGGACGGGACCGAATACTTCGTGAATCTTTGTGCCGTGGACTCCGGATACAACGCCGATGATACCTATGATTTTTGCGCTCAGAATCCGGAATGGGCTGTTGCAATCAAAGGTTCAAACACGCCTTTGCGAACAAAGTATACCCTGACAAAGATTGACCGGGCGGAACGTGGCGTTTTTGGCCTGTCTCTTTATCTCGTAGACGGCGGTTACTATAAAGACTTTATTGCAGGTCGGTTAAATCGAGAAGAGGAAGGTCCCGGTGGCTGGTATGTTTATATCGATTGCGATGAGGATTACGCGGAGCAAATCACGGCTGAAGAAAAGGTAACTGAAAAGCATGGAAAGCGGGAAATTGAAGTATGGCGCAAGAAAACAGCTCATGCGGATAATCACTACCTCGACTGTGAAGTATATGCCGCATTCGCGGCGGATTGTTTGGGTATCCGGTATATGCGGTATGAACAGACGCCTGAGAAGAAAGCGGCAGGAAGTGAAAATGTCCCGGCAAAGCCTGCGAATAACAATTGGGTAGGGGGTGGAGGTTCATGGCTATGACGCCACTGGAAAGATTGGAACAATTGAATATTGACCTGGCCGAGGTACGCGCAGCCATTAGCGCGGTATTGCGAGGGGCCCAAGAATACCGAATCGGGAGCAAATCATTCCGCCGTGCGGACCTTGGCTTGTTATACGAGGAACGGACACGCCTCGAAAGAGAAATCGCCGATATCGAAAACGGCGGGATGTTCCGAGCAGTTTACTTTGAAGGGAGGTGATGAATCTGAATTGGCTAGAACGGTCCATTGCTACGGTCAGTCCGCAATGGGCATATAAACGAATGGCTTGGCGGTCGGCGGTATCTGCATTTGATAGTGGGAGTACAGGGCGTTTAAATCGTAACTGGAATCCTGGCACTGAAGGATATGATAATCTATCTCGGGGAGAACGTACTCTTGTTCGACATCGAGCGCAAGACCTTGAACGAAATAGTGATATCGCCGGTGCAATCTTGTTAGCATTTGAACGAAATGTTGTCGGAAGTGGAATGATGCTTCAGGCGAAGATTCCGCATACCAAACCGGGAAATGAAGATGGTCAAATAAACCATGCCATCGAGGACCTTTGGGAAGAATTTTGCAAAGCCGAGAATGTGGATATCACGGGAACGCAATCCTTGGATGAGATCGAAGAAACTCTATTACGACGGTATATCGTGGATGGCGGAATTATTGTCGTCAAGGTGTACACAGATGATGATAAATTTCCTTTCAAAATCCAACTCCGTTCAGTGGATGATTTAAATGATCTGAATACGATCGTTCCATTAGAGAATGGTAATCGAATCGTGGAAGGGATCGAGCTAGACAAGTTTAACAAACCTGTTGCATATCATTTCAAGAAATTAGACGGCCAAACGCTGCTGCCTGGAGAAACGGTCCGGGTATTGGCGAAGGACGTCATTTTTTTATTCAAAAAAAATTCGCCAAAGCAAATCCGGGAGGTGTCGCAGCTCGCGACGGCCTTACCACGAATTAAGGATGCAAATCAGTTTATCGAGGCCGTATCCATTAAGGAGCGGGTGTTGGCATGTCTTTCCGTTTTTATCAAACGAGAAACGCCATCGGGTGGCGGTCCGGGGCGCGGGGTTTCGCAATTTACGAATGCGGATCGTAAGGATTATAGCGGGATGTCCATAACGCCGGGCATGATCGGCGAATTAAATCCTGGAGATGAAGTTCAAGCTGTCATACCAGCGGGACAAGCCTCCAACTCGAAAGAGTTTATTACGACGTTGGTTCGGTTGTCTTCAGCCGGAATTGGTCTTAGTTATGAAGCGGTGTCGCGTGACTTATCCCAAGTCAATTACTCTTCAGCCCGGCAAGGACTGATCGAGGACCGGAAGCTATACAAGAAATTGCAAAACATGCTGATTAAAAAGGTGCTTACTCCGATCTATCTTGAATTTTTGGACGCGATGCACCTGACGGGGCAACTCGAACTGCCCCATTACAGCAACAACAAAAAAGATTATCTCGCTCATGTCTGGATACCACCAGGTTATAACTGGATCGATCCAGGGAAAGAGGCTAACGCCAACAAGACAGCGCTGGAAACCAACCAGGACACGCTTGCACGAATTTGTGCGGAACGTGGAGAGGATTGGCGTGACGTTTTAAAACAGCGTGCAGCGGAACGGAAATATGAAAATGATTTGTTGAAGGAGGATGACGGTGAGGGACAATCAGAAGATGCCGACGATCTTGACGAGGACGAGAACTAAAGAACCGTCAACGTTAACGCGCACCTTAACCTTTGCACGGGACACGGTTAATGAATCGGATCGCACCGTGGAACTCTCGTTTTCGAGCGAAGCACCATATGAGCGTTATTTCGGATCTGAGATATTAAGCCATGATCCGGAAGCGATTGACCTTACTCGACTTGAGGAAGTCGGCGTACTGCTGTTTTCTCATGGTCGGGATGCGAAATATGGACGGATGCCAATCGGAAGCATTGAGAAGGTGTGGTTAGATAGCTCGCAGCGGAAGGCTCGGGCGCTTGTCAAATTCGATGATGATGAAGATAGCGACCGGGTATTCCAGAAGGTACTCAAAGGGATTATTAAAGGCGTTTCCGTTGGGTATTCCGTTAGCAGTTGGGAAGAGGTCAAAGCGGGTAAATCATCGGCCAATGGACGTTTTACAGGTCCGGCCTATGTGGCTTTGAAGTGGCAACCCTTTGAAATCAGTGTCGAACCAACGCCAGCTGATCCATCGGTCGGCGTAGGAAGAAGTCATAATGATGAAAGCGAGGATGAAGGAATGAAGGGATTAAAAATGTTGGCTTTGGCCGCACAAGGATTGATGCATGCACCAGATAATGGAGCGGGAGCAGGTGGAGGAAGTTCGGCACCTGAAGGCGGTGAACGCGCTGGAGCTCCAGCAAATAAACCGCCAGTAGTCGATCCAGAAGCATTGCAACGCCAGGCTATGGAAGCAGAACGCTCCAGGGTTTCGGAGATCTCGCAACTTTGCCGTGATTTTGGTTTGGATGCGAATCCATTTATCCAGGATGGCAGCACGTTGGAAAAGGTCAAAGACGCGATCCTGACCAAGCAGCGTGAAAGCCGCGCACCGCATCCATCTGGCATTGAATTCGGGGCAGAAGATCAAGACAAGTTCCGCTCTGCTGCTTCCGATGCTCTGTTGATGCGTGCTGGTCGTTCGGTTGTAAAGCCAGCAGCAGGAGCGCCCGAGCTTCGGTCCATGCGAATGCGGGATTTGGCGGTGGAGTGCTTGCAGCGTGCAGGTATCCAAGGAGCACATCGGATGGGTGACGAGGAATTGTTGAAGCGGGCATTGACTCCGGATACAGCATTCCAATCGATTCTCTCCAATGCAGCGAATAAATCACTTTCTCAGGCATATCAGGAGGCACCAACGACCTTCCAATATTGGACAGGTAAGGGTTCGAACTCCGACTTTAAAGCAGCTGAACACTATCGAATTTCGGAAGCTGGTGAATTGCAGCGTACTCCACAAAACGGAGTCATTCCATATGATTCGGCTATGAAGGATGAGAAAGTAACGAAAGCGGTACTGACCTACGCCGAACGTTGGGGCTTTACGCGTGAAGCTTTTATTAATGACGACTTGAGCGTTTTAAGCCGGGTACCTGCTGCTTATGTTATTGCGGCCAAACGAGGCATCAACAAACTCGTATACAAGATGCTTGCGTCTAACCCGGTAATTTTCGATGGCGAAACGTTGTTCAGCGCTCCACATAACAACCTTGGAACTGCTGGTGTTATCAATACAACAACCATGAGTGAAGGCCGTAAGAAGATGCGCACGCAAAAAGGTATTCGTGGCGAGGCAACTTTGAACATCGCACCAAAGTATCTGATTGTCCCGGCTGAACAGGAAACGGCAGCAGCACAATACATTCGAAGCGAAGCTGATCCGGAAGGCAAACACAGCGGAGTTACGAATGTGTTCCGTAACTCCATGGATATCATCGTGGATGCGGAACTTGATCAATACTCCGAGTTTGCTTGGTATTTGGCCGCTGATCCGAATATTGCAGACACCGTTGAAGTCACTTACCTGCGCGGCCAGGAAGAACCGACGCTCGAAACGGATATTCCGTTTGATCGTTTGGGCATGGATTTCCGGATTTACTTTGATTACGGTGTTACGATCTTGGACAGTCGCGGACTCTTCAAAAATCCTGGGGAAACCCCAACGGCTCCATAGGAAGGAGGAAATACACAATGAAATTGAAAGAACCTTTAAATTTTGCCGGTCGGCTGTATGATGCGGGGGAGAGCGTGAAAGGCCAGCTCCCCCTCGATATGATCGAGGCTTTGCGAAAGAATAACAAGCTGGATGATGTCGCGAATGACACGGAGACGGAATTCACGGAACAGACGCAAGACGATTTCAATCTTGATGGTGGCGGAGGGTCAAACGACCTGGGCAACCTCCCGATTGTTGGAAATACGATTCTTTCTCCTGAAGCCTTCAAGGAATTGTCTGCTCCTGATCAAAAAGATCATCTCAAGGCATTGGAGATCGAACCGGCCAGTAAGGCAGAGGACCGTCTTGAGCAATATGAAACTTGGTATTTTGAACAGGTCGCCAACGCCGACCCGAATGCCCAATGAGTTTCTTTCAGGAGCAATTGGAGCGGGATGCACAAAACGTCTTCTTGAATCCGGAAGAGTTCGGTACGCGTCATATCGTGAATGGCCGGGAAATGATCATTGTCATCGATGAAGACCAATTGCAGCACCGAAAATCCAGCGCTTCAAATCCCACGGACGGGGTTTATCACGCTTCGCTTCTCTTTTATGCCTTGAAAACGGACTTCGAAAAACGGCCAGTGACGGATTCCTCCATTCGGATAGATGACCGAAATTTCAGGGTCGCGGATGTCCAAGAGGATGAGGTCATGTACACCATTACGCTGAAGCGAGTCGGATCATGATTACGATTGATGCCGATAAGCTGAAAGAGGTTGAGAAGCGATTAAGCCAGTATCCTAAGCAAGCGCCAGTCGTCCTATCCAGAGCGCTAAACCGGACGGCAACCAATGTGAAATCCAATGCCTCGAAGAAGGCACGCGAAATCTACCGCATCAAGGCCCAGGACGTAAACAAATCCTTCAAGATCAACCGGGCATCGCGAAACAATCTAGGGGCTTCGGTGGTTTCGACTGGCGGGAGCATCGGGCTTGAGAAATTTAAAACCAACGCTCGGGAACCGTCAGCGAAAAAACCACGGTCCTTTAAAGCGGCCGTCAAAAAACAGGGCAGTCTGAGAACGATTCTACGGGGCTTTGTCGCCAATATCAGCGGCGTTAAGGTGTTCCAGCGTACAAGCAAGAAAAGGCTTCCTATACAGCGCCTGTTCGGCCCTCCGGTGCCTCAAATGGTAGACAATCCGGAAGTACGTCAATTCATTAATCAACAGGCCGTGGAGACCTTCGAAAAACGATTGGATCATGAGATTAAAAGAGTCATGGAGGGTAACTGATGGCTACTCCCTATCTACTGCAAAAAGCCTTGGTCGAAGAGATCAAGGTTCTTTTTGCTGGTTATGAAACCGAGAACGCGGCCGGGGAACTGGTCCCGTTAAATGTTTATCCTCAATCGCTGCCAGAAAAGACGGATGAAGAGGATTCGGCGCATTTTCCCTATGTGGTGGTGCGAATCGTGGATGGAGGCATCCCGAGTGAGGAAGTAGCGGCATCCTGCCGAATGGTAATCGTGACGGGGATCTATGATGATAATCCGGATTATCAGGGCAACAAGTCGGTATTGAATATTTTACAGCGAATTGAAACGCATTTGTTGGCTAAACGAATCATTGCCGGGAAGTTCGCAATTCAGTATCCGTACAACTGGCAAATTTATGATGATGAAGACCTGCATCCGTATTATTTCGGCGGAGCAGAAACCAATTGGACCCTGCCAGCGGTTCAACAGGAGGTGGATGACGATGAATGAAATCCAAGAAGAAATATTAAATCCGAAAGTCGATAAAACGCCACGGAAGAAGAAAGAAAACCCGGAATCGGACAAATCGCCAAACGCTTGGGAATATGAGACCGCCGTTATCTATGTTGGCCCTACCATTCCGAAGCTGGCGAGATATACAACTTTCCGAGCAGGATTTCCCCGCCCCATTCAAAAGCTGATGGAGCGAATTCCTGAGCTCAAAGGTTTATTTGTTCCCGTTCCGGAGTTTCCCAAAGTGCGGTTACAAACCGAAACGGTAGGCACGCCGTTACATGCGGCCTATCAGGCGGTATTGTCCGCACAGACACAGAAAGGAAGTGTTTAACGAATGGCAGAACGTCATGGTGTTTATGTAACGGAGGTACCGGCATCTATTCTCGCGCCGGTTTCGCCACTAGCGACTATTCCGGTCGTGTTCGGAACGGCACCCATTCACTTGTCAAAGCTGGCATCGCCTCCAGTGAATGTGCCTTTTCTGGCAGAGAGCTGGGAGCAATACAAAGAGACTCTAGGTTACTCGGAGGATTGGGAGAATTATACGCTTTGCGAATTTGCCTTTTCTCATTTTCAGCTGTATAAACAGTCTCCAGTCGTTTTCGTAAACGTACTTGATCCAGAGGTGCACAAAGAGAGTGTAAATCCTTCCCCGGTTTCATTGACGAGGGGCACTGGCACAATTAACGTTCCGGGGATTTTGACAAATACGGTTAAAGTATCGTCCACGGGTCAGACGCCAACGGATTATGTGCGGGATACCGATTATACACTTTCATTCAATTCAGCCGGAGATCTTATCCTGACTGCGAAGCCAGGCGGGGCAATGATTGCGGAAAACTCTGTCAATGTCGGATATGACAAGCTGAGACCTGAAGATGTGGATTCAGGAGTCATCGTCGGCGGAACGGACGGCGTTACCGGAGCGGTTACAGGCCTTGAGGTATTAAAACAAGTGTTTCCTCGCTTAAGAGTTGTTCCAGGTCTGATTTTAGCTCCTGGCTTTTCTCATGACCCGGTGGTTGGCGCGGTCATGGCTGCAAAGTCACGCAAGATCAACGGGAATTTCAACGCCCAAGCAATTACGGACCTTCCGGGAAATCTAACGGCAGCTCAAGTTGATAAATGGAAAGAGGACAATCTCTACACGGACAAAGCTCAGTTCAATACATGGCCTAAAGTAACCAAGTCTGGCCGCACCTATTGGCTATCGACGCATTTGGCGGGTGTCATTTGTCAAACTGATGCCGAGAATGACGGTGTTCCGTATCGGTCGCCGTCCAATAAGGCGCTTCAGATCGACGGCATTGTACTCGATGATGGTAAAGTAGTTGCCCTTGGCCCGGACGAGGCGGAATTGATCAATGCGGAAGGGATCGTAACCGCTTTGAATTTTATTGGTGGTTTTCGTTCGTGGGGCAATCGTACCGGGGCATACCCGGAAGCAAACGATCCTCAGAGCTCCTTTATCCCGGTAAGGCGTATGTTTGACTGGTGGAATAACACCATCATTTTGACTCAGTGGATGTATGTTGATGATCCAGCAAATAAACGTTTGGTGGAGGCGGTCGTTGATTCGCTGAACATTCGCCTAAATGGGTTGCAGTCGTCTGGCTTTATCCTGGGTGGACGGATTGAGTTTAACAAACAAGACAATCCGAAGGAATCCACGATGAACGGCAAACTGAAATTCCGGAATTACTTTACACCACCGTCTCCAGGTCAAGAGTTGGAATTCATGGTGGAATATGATGCAGAATACTTGTCTGCAATTTAGGAGGGGTACCCTTGGCTGGCAAACAAATACCTGATAGATTAACGAATTTCACGGGTTATCGCAACGGATCGGAATACCTGGGAGTTGTAGACGTGGACCTTCCAGATTTGGAGTCGTTGACGGAGACGATCAGCGGGGCAGGCATTCCAGGGGAAATCGAAAGTCCGCTGATTGGACACTTTGGTTCCATGGTTACGACACTGAATTGGCGCGTGCTGGATCGTGCCAACTTCAAACTGGCCCGGCAGGAAATGCAGCAAATTGACTTTAGAGGCTCGATCCAAACGTTAGATGCTACACAAAACTATATTCATATCCCAGTTCGCGTAACCATCCGAGGCATGCCGAAAACAACGCCACTCGGAAGCTTATCCGTTGGTGGTACCATGGATAACTCGAATGAGCTGGAAACGTTCTATATCAAAATTATCTACAACGGCGAGACTGTGGTTGAAATTGATAAAACGAATTTCATTTGTATCATTGATGGCGTCGATTATCTAGCTCAGGTTCGCGAGAATCTAGGGCTTTAATAAAAGGAGGAACAGAAAACCCATGACTAATGAAAAACAAGAAACACAAGTCGGTGCGAGTAGTAAAGATTATAAATTGATACGACCGATCACCTTTGAAGGCGATGAAATCAAGTCCTTAAACTTGGATTTTGAATGCCTAGGCGGCACAGAACTGATGAATTGTGCAAAACTGGCTCAAAGAATGGACCCGAATGAAGTACCAATGGTTCGGGCCGCATCGATTAATTATCAGGTTGCGGTAGCAGCAAGAGCAGCGGGCGTTACTCCTGAATTGATCCAATCTTTGAAAGCCAAAGACTTTACGCAAGTGACTCAACTGGCATCCAATTTTTTAATCACAATGGAATAGGCGGAGATATTGTTCAGGAATTGCGCGAAACGGCAATTATCCTGTGTTCGCTTATTCCAGGTTCAACCTTAACGTTCTGGCTCAGCCAGCCGCTCAAAGACCTTGACGGCTGGCTTGCAGCCTGTGAGAACGTCGAAAAACGAAAGAAGAATCAAAAACCGAGCCCAAATACCAGCCGTAAGGTGAAAGCAAGGAGGCGGGGCTAGGGATGGCTAGAACGTATGAAACGATATTTGCCTTGGGCGGACAAATTAGCCCGACGTTCAAAAAAACGTTCAAATCCGCCGGAGATGCAACAAGAGATGTAGAGCATGGTTTGGAATCGGTGAACCAAGAGGCGAAAGAAGCCCGAGGGATATTTGGTAAGCTGGGCAAGGTAACAGGTGATTTCGGAAAGGCTCTTTACCGTGTTACACAGTATTCAGGTGCTTTTGCACTTGTCCAAGGTGCGGCCGGATCTATCGGGGATCTAGCTAGTTCGATTACGGATTACCAAGACAGCATGAACCAACTTCAAGCCTCGACAGGAGCAAGCAAACAAGAGATGGCTGCTCTGTCTGGTTCGGTAAAGAATCTGTACAATCAAAACATCGGGGAAAACTGGAATGACTTGGCCGATGCGTTAAGTAAGGCGAAACAAGTCACGAAGGAAGAGGGCAAAGAGCTCGAAATGACTGCCCGAAATGCGATTGTTTTTCGGGATGTGTTCGGAGAAGATATTCCGGAGTCGGTCAAAGCCTCAGATACGATGGTTAAAAACTTCGGGATTACGAGCGATCAGGCTTTTAACCTGATGGCTCAAGGTGCTCAAAAGGGTTTAGATAAATCTGGCGAGCTGCTTGACTCTTCAAATGAATACGCACCGCACTTTGCATCGCTGGGATTTTCCGCCGATCAAATGTTTGATACCTTCAGCGCTGGACTTGAGTCCGGCGCTTTTAATTTGGATAAGGTCGGGGATGCGGTAAAAGAGTTTAATATCCGATCTAAGGATATGTCCAAAACTTCAGTCGAATCGTATCAGGCGCTTGGTTTAAATGCTGAAAAGATGTCCCAAACCTTTGCAAAAGGCGGCCCAGAGGCGCAAGCGGCTTTCAAACAGATTGTTAAATCTATTTCATCCATTGAAGATCCTGTGAAGAAGAACGCAGTGGGTGTTGGACTCTTTGGGACCCAATTCGAGGATCTTGAAAAAGATGTGGTTGCGGCCATGGGTACCGCCCGTAGTCAGTTTGACATGACCAAGGATACTATGGGCGAAATCACGGAAATTAAATATGATTCCGTGAAATATGCCTTTCGGGGAATCGGTCGTCAGCTCATGACGACGTTCATCATGCCAATTGGCGATAAAGTGCTTCCGTTGCTAAATGATTTTAGTAATTGGTTTCAAGGAGCGATGCCCGGCATTCAAAGCTTTTTCGGGAAAATCGGTGGATCTATCGATAAGGTTTTTGGAGGTATTGGAAAAACCATTGGCCCGATCTTCGAGAGCTTATTCAGCGGTGATATCGGCGGGGCTGGGTTCAACTACGCAAAAATGCTTGGAATGTCCGATGGTGATGCAGCGGCGATTGGCAAAGGCTTTTCAGGTGTCTTCTCCGAAATCATGTCCTTGAAAGATCAATTCCTTAAAGGCTGGGACAATGTCATACCTCATATCAAGAGCATTATGGATTCCGGGAAAAAGATTTTTCAACAATTCGCTCCAGTTGTGGCGAAGGTCGCTATCGGGGTATACCAGGCAGGTACGAAAATTGTTCGAGCCTTGTTACCCGTTGGTCAATATATCGGAGCCAAGCTTTGGCCGATAGCTTCCAAGGTGTTTGGATTCCTTGCTAATGATGTGGCTCCAGCTATCTCCCGTGCATTTTCTAGTATGGTGCCGGTCTTTACTTCGGTGGCCGGAAAAATCGGCCAAACGATTTCCGCTGTGTTTACGGTAGTTAAACCGATCATTGACGGATTGGTTGGTGCGTTTAACTTTGCCTTCCCTGTGATTAAAGCCGTCGTTGTCGGAGCCATCGATACAGTGTCTGGTGTGTTCAATGGCTTAATGACGACCCTTGGCGGGATCTTGGATTTTGTGAGCGGTGTATTTACCGGAGATTGGTCGCTTGCGTGGTCGGGTATTGTAGACACGTTTGGCGGAATATGGGCCGGGCTGAAAGCATTGGTCGCTGCACCGATCAATGCGGTTATACGCCTGGTGAACAAAGCAATAGAAGGTATCAATAATGTCAGCGTCGATATTCCGGATTGGCTAGGCGGCGGTACCCTTGGGTTTAACGTTGGCTTGATTCCGGAACTTGAAGGATTCGCCAAAGGCGGTATTGCAACCAAGCCTTCCATATTTGGCGAGGCTGGCCCCGAAATGGCGATTCCGCTGAACAACAAACCGCGTTCACATGCTTTGTTGGATAAGGCCAATCAGATTATGGGCGGACCTTCAGCAGCTGCGGGTTCCAGCCCGATCTACATTACGTATTCGCCTAAAAACTATTGGAGTGGAGACGTCTCGAAGGAGAAGGCCCAAGAGATTACACGTATTCAGCATGATGACTTCGAGCAGCGTATGAAGAAATACACGAAACAAAAGCAAAGGGTGAGTTTTGCATGACGACGTACACAACCATACAGGGGGATACCTGGGACAGCATTTCCTTCAAGGTTTATGGTGAGGAAGAGCATGTCACCTATCTCATGCAAGCTAATCCGGAGTATATGCGTACAACCGTGTTTTCAGGTGGAATCACATTGATGATTCCACCTTACCCGGTTGGGCAATCCAGCAGTTTGCCACCGTGGAAAAGGGAGGGATAAAGCAGGGATGAAAACCATCGAGGCTAGACGTGCCGAGCTTATTTTGTCGTATAACGGATTTGATCTTTCCTTAGATGTCGCTAAGGACTTGCTTGATTTCACGTACACGGATGCCCCTCCAGGGGAGCTGGATGACCTTCAGATTAATTTGCAGGATCGAAACAATCTTTGGCAAAGTCCGGATTGGATGCCCTTACCTGGTGACAGTTTAAAGGCTGAAATCCGCACGCATCATTGGGAAAAAGAAGGGGAGGTAAAAAAGCTGCCGCTTGGTGATTTTGAGGTTGATTCATTTCAATTAACCGGCGCGCCGGACACGGTATCCATTAAAGGAGTTAGCCTGGGCGTTGGTTCTAGTATTCGGCAGGAGAAGCGTACAAAAGCATGGGAAAAAGCCACGCTAAAAACGATTGCGGGGGAGATCGCCAAACGGGCAGGTCTGAAGCTGAGCTATAACGCCCCTGTAAATCCAACGTATGACAGGCTGGATCAAACGGAAGTTTCCGATCTGGCTTTTTTATTTGAACAAGCTAAAGCGGAAGGGCTGTCCGTCAAAATATCGGGCAAGCAACTCGTGCTTTTCGATGATTTTGAATTCGAAAAATTGCCGGTGGTGGCTACGTTCAAGCGTGGGAGAGATCGAATTCTATCCTATGATTTTAATTGGAGCTCGTCGTATGCATCATATGTCGCCTGCGAAATTAGTTATTCCAAGGCTAAATCGAAGAAGACAATTAAGGTTAAATATTCGCCGCCAGGCGCTCCCAAAATCGGTCCTGTTCTGAAAATTAACGAACAGGTAGACAGCGAAGCGGAGGCACTCCGAAAGGCAAGGAATGCGCTTCGCGAGAAGAACCGCGAAATGGGTGAAGCGAGTTTGAGTGTGGTTGGCGATATTCGTATCGCTGCCGGGGTGACGATCCAGGTCGAGGGCTATGGTACGTTTGACGGCAAATATTTAGTAGTGAATGTAAGCCACGGAATAGGAAGTTCAGGCTATGTCACGAATATGACGATACGGCCAGTATTGGGGTGGTAAGATGAGCGTCATTGAAAATCTAATCCGCATCGGAATGGTTTCCTCTGTCGATGTTAAAAAGCATACCGTTAGGGTGGTGTTTGAGGACAAAGATAATCTGGTTTCGGGCGATCTTCCTGTTATTGTCCCTTACAGCACCAAGGCGAAAGCGTACCGATTGCCGGAAGTATCAGAGAGCGCATTATGTGTTTTCCTTGGGAACGGCATACAGAATGGATTTTGCTTGGGTAGCTACTATACAGACGAGGACGTGCCTCCTGTCTCAAACAAAGATCAGGTTGGTACCTGGTTTGAGGATGGAAGTTATGTCTTCTATGACCAGGCTTCAGGCAGTTTACACGTTAAAGCTGCCGGTAATGTTCGGATCGAAGGAGATCTAACGGTGACGGGCTCCATAACATCAGAATCGCTCAAGACGAAATCCATTGCAACCGACTCGATCACAAGGGCAGGTGAAGCGCTGTGAACAAAATCGGATACTTGGGAGACGTCGTTTTCGTCGTCTCAGAAAAAACGATACGTACATTCAACGAATTCACGCGAAGCAGCTCGTCACGTTGGGCAAAGCATGAGGTGCTTGGCAAGAAACCAATATCACAGTGGATTGGGCCTGGCTTGGATACGGTATCCTTCACGATGCGTTTCGATGCGCGATATCGTATGAATCCACGTAAAGAATTAGATCGGTTGACAGCCTTGGATCGCAAAGGGAAGGCATTACCTTTAGTCATTGGAGGAAAGGGAGTCGGCGTTGGGCTATTTGTGATTACGTCATTGGAACAAACGTGGTCGAATATTGATCACCTCGGAAACATCTTGGCCGCAACGGTGAATATCTCATTGGAGGAATACGTGAAATGAGCGAATACATCGTAGATATGACAAGGCCAGCGAAAATGAACTTCCGTCCGGCCACCTTGGCCGAAGAACTCACGCAAAACATCCGGACGATTCTGACAACACCGTACGGATCAGCGCCGTTTGCCCGATCTATCGGTTTGGATTATGAAATCGTCGATGAGCCATTGCCAATCCTGAAGGCAAGATTGAGCGGTGTAATCACGATGGCCATTATGGAACAAGAGCCCAGGGCTGAAATTACAGAGATCCAATTTCACATGAATGAACAAGACAAGATGAATGGTCGTTTGCTGCCCATTATCAAGTTTAGAATTGCCGAAGGAGGGGATTCCGGGTGAGCGAGATCAAGTTCATTGACGATGACCCACAGGTAACCATCGATAACATATTCAAGATGCACGAGGCGATAACTGGCCGTCAGCTGTACCCAGCTGATCCGGAACGCCTTTTTATTTTGTCGCTATGTGAGATCATTGTTCAGCAAAAAGTATTGATCAATGAGGCGGCCAAGCAAAGTCTTCTACGATATGCAACTGGGGAAGTGTTAGAAGCAAAGGGCGAAATGTATGATACAGCTCGCCTGCAAGCAGAGCCAGCCAGGACAACAGTTCAGTTTCAGTTATCTATGCCGTTAACATCGGCGGTTATCATACCAGCAGGAACGAGAGTTGGTCCACAAGGCGGTGGAGGGGAGCTGTTCTTCATTACCGTTAACGTCCTGGAGATTAAGCCTGGAGAGGTATCCGGAAAAGTACCTGCCGAGTGTTCGATTCCTGGAATAGATGGAAATGGGTTTTTACCGGGACAATTGACGGAATTGATCGACCCTATTCCTTTTGTGCAAAGTGTAACGAATATTTCCGAAAGTTCTGGAGGCGCGGCCCTCGAATCTGATAACGCCTATCGTGAACGTATTCGAACAGCTCCGGAATCGTTCAGCGTAGCCGGACCGGATGGCGCATACGAGTATTGGGCTAAGACGGCGAGTTCGGCCATAATTGATGTTGGCGTTGAATCCCCTTCACCAGTGGAAGTTGTATTGATTCCTTTGTTGGTTGGCGGCGAGCTGCCGACTCAGGATGTCATGGACGCGGTATCTGCTGTTGTGAGCGACCGCAAGGTAAGGCCATTAACGGACCGTGTGACTGTACAACCCCCAGAGCCAGTGGATTACAATATCAAACTGACCTATTGGATCAGCAGGGAAAAGGCAGCAGATTCCACATTGATTCAACGCAGCGTTGAAGATGCTATTACAGAATATCGTCTATGGCAAAAATCCAAGCTCGGGCGGGACATCAATCCCTCGGAGCTTATAAAGCGTGTTATGGCCGCTGGAGCACTGCGCGTTAGTGTTATGGAGCCTTCATTTATTGATTTAACCAGGCTTCAAGTTGCGAGAGAAATTCAAGTCACTTTTGATTTTGGGGGGCTTGCGGATGATTGAGATCTCGAATGTTAGTATGCTCGATCTCTTGCCCCCGAATCTTCGAAGAGACCCAGCGCTTAAGGCAGCTGCGAAATCACTTGATGGTGAGCTCAAAAGCATTACAACGGCGATATCGAAGCTCTCACGATATGACCGGCTAGATGAATTGACGGATGTCGAGGCTGATGAGCTGGCTTGGGAGCTGCATGTTGATTTTTATGATACAAGCCTTCCGATTGGTCAAAAACGAGAGCTCGTAAAAAATGCAATTCGATTTCACAGACGGAAAGGCACTCCGGCAGCGGTGGAGGAATTGGTGGCCATCCTTTTTGGCGAGGGCAAAGTGGAGGAATGGTTCGAGTATGGGGGAGAACGGGGATACTTTCAGGTCATTACAAATAACCCCGAAGTGACACAGGAGAAGGCCCAGGAATTTTATAGGGCGGTCGAATCAGTGAAGAGGTTAAGCGCTCATCTGGAGCGAGTTATTCTGTCACAATCGGAACCTATGAATCTCTATTTTGCTGGAGTCCTCCGGATGGGTGAGAAAATGACAGTAAGGATGGTGTGAAATGGGCGCTTTTGGTGGACTTATTCAGACAAACAAAGGCCGTAATTTGCAAGCAAAGGCTGAAACCGGAGTGGAGCTTAGATTTACTAGGATGGGTGTGGGAGATGGACAGCTTGCAGGCCAGTCAATACCCTCCCTGACCCGGTTGATTAGTGAAAAGAAGTCTCTCCCGATCACCAGGTTAAAGACTCAGCTACCAGCACAAGCAATTGTCGGGGCGGTTCTATCTAACCAGGATGTAACCACGGGATTTTATTTTAGGGAGATCGGGATTTTTGCCCAAGATCCAGACGATGGAGAAATTCTGTATGCTTATGGCAACTCCGGCAGCGGTGCAGAATATATTCCCCCTGCTGGAACAGCGGATATCATCGAAAAGACAATCGACATGATCGTCACGTTTGGTCAGGCGCAGAATGTATCGGCTGTGATAAACAGTTCACTGATCTTTGCCACTCCAGATGATGTAGCTGAGGCTCTTTCGGAGTCAAAAAAATATACGGATCAAAAGGTTGTAGCAGCCGAAACACCATCAGGCCAAGCAACGGGTACCGTGGTTAATGAAAACACAGTATACACAGCCGCGTTATCACCAGCGCTCACAACGTTGAAGGCATTCCAAAGGGTTGTTATTAAGGTGAATGTTGCAAGCACTGGAGCGCCTACTCTCAATCCTGATGGCTTAGGTGCAAAGTCTGTTTTGAAAGCGAGCGGAAATGCTGCCAGCTTCAAAGCGAACGGCGTTTATACGTTGGTTTATGACGGAACGGCTTTTATCTTACAGGGTGAAGGGGGGGAGGTAGGAACAGCGACGGCTCCAGACGTGTTAGCAGGTAAGACGTTTCCAGGGGAAGACGGTTTGATTACGGGCACCATGCCGCAAAGAGGTAACCAATTTAAATCAGGGTTATGGTCGAACCCAGATGGAGATGCCTATGTTGATACCTACGTTAATATTGACGGTGGTTATTACCCACCAGGAACTCAGGTGACAATTCAAGCATACGATCCTAACCTTGTATCAAACAACATCAGGGCAGGTGCAAAAGTACTGGGTGTACCAGGTAAGTCCACCGTTGTTGATACGGCGGATGCAGTATTAGACCCTCAGTATCTGCTTGTTGGTCAATCAGGTTATGACGATGGGGTTAAAAAAGCTGGTCAGATGCCAAACCGGAGTGCGGAAAACCATCATATGCCAGGACTTGCAAAAACGGTATGGCCTGGAGATATGTTCTTCATAAAACCTCCACGGGGTTTCTATGACGGTGAATCCTGGGTTACGGCAGCTGAACCACAGCTCATCGCATCTAACATACGTAACGGGGCGAATATCGGCGGGATTATCGGGACCCTGATTGAAGGTAAGCCAACCATACAGGGAACGATTAATATGGGTACCTCATCAACTCATATGGTCATACCCGTTAGTTTTGAACCCATAGCTTGTGTTGTTTGGCAGCAGGACGGAACCGGAGCTACTGGTCATGCTAAATTGTTAGGAATGATTCGTAATGCCTCGAATGGATTCCAAACGGATGGCCCCCTTATAAGGTTCATGTTTAGTTCGGCTGATATGGATTATACAAGTACCTGGTATATTCCAAGCCAAGGTACGCTAACGTTAAGAGCTTTCAGCACATGGCACTATGGGACCGGGTCCTGGAATTATATCATTTACGCGAGATAGGAGGTCCAGCACACATGATCAAGGAAATCGGACAAAAAATATTTTATGAAATCGATACAGGAAATATTTTGGTATCTCATCCCTCAGTACGAGGTGATGAGGCTTATGTAAAAGAGCGGCCTCTAGCTGAAATTATTGATCTCTATCCTGTACTAAGGGATAGAGATCAGGCTTCATTTGATGTGATTGAATTAAATTATGGCGAGTTGGATGAGGACTTTGCTCAATCTAGTGAACAGTGGGTTGATCCGGAAACAAAGCAATTAAAATTCGCCTACCGTGATCCGAACGCTCCCGAAGAACCACCAGTATTCCGTAAGCCATTAACGGAAGAGGTTGAGGCTTTGAAGCAAGAAAACACCTTGCTGAAAGCCCAAAATACAGCACTCTCTGAAAGAGCTGACTTCATTGAAGATGTTGTCGCAGAAATGGCGATGCAGGTTTATCAGTGATACGCCGGTTCCTTTACTGGATACTCTGGAAAGGAGGTGGGGGAGATATGATGGCGATGTTTTTTGCTCAGCGTGTGATCTTGAACAAAACCAAGTTTACTGAGGTGCCGACCAGCTTGCAGCCGGGTCTACGCGATATCTTGGTTGATAGCGGACTGGAATTCCTGATCGAAGAATAATTTACATCAGAAACGCCGCAAGGCGTATTTTTTATGCCCCTGGGTGGTCCGGGGGCTCTTTTTAATAGAGAGACAAAGACAGGAGGAAGGGTCGAATGGGGGAATGGTCTTCAATAATTAAAACCATATCCACAGCTTTGGGGGCACTGGCCGGGTATATGTTTGGAGGTTGGAACATGTTAATGAACTTGCTTCTATGGCTTGTCGTCCTCGATTGGTTAACCGGTTGGGCGGCCGCATGGATAAAGGGAGAGCTCAAAAGCAGAAAGGGATATCATGGAATTGCACGTAAGGTTGCGATTTTCGGGCTTGTTGTTATCTCACATTTCATCGATGTCATTTTAGGAGGGCAACAGTATTTTCAAAATGCTGTGGTCTTTTTTTATTTGGCGAATGAGTTGTTATCGATAATCGAAAATGTGGGTCGCATGGGTGTGCCGGTTCCAAAGATATTCAGAAAGGCAATTGAGGAATTTAATGAAATAAGTGGGGAGAAGGATGATGGTAATGAAAATGGTCGATCTTCGGGGGAAACTCCCGATTCACAAGACAAAGCGGTATAGTACCCGGAAACTGACGGACATTCGTTCGATTGCCATCCATCATTCGCTGACCTTCACGGGGTCACCTGAAGCCTTCGCGACTTATCACGTAAACACTAACGGTTGGCCGGGCATCGCCTATCCTTTTGTGGTCCAGCGTGACGGCACGGTGTACAAGTGTTGGGACCCTGAAAAGGTCACCTATCACGTAGGAAACAGCAACAAGCACGCCCTTGGAATTTGCATGGTCGGAGACTTCCGGACACAGCAGCCGACGCCAGAGCAGTACCAGGCGACGCTTGAACTGGTCCGTCAGCTCCGGAAGGTCATTCCTTCCGCTCAGCAGATCAAAGGGCACATCGAATACCCAGGGTACAGCTGGAAGGCATGCCCCGTCATTGACATGGATAAGTTCCGGGATGATGTGGACGGTAAAACAATCGAAAGGGATGATAGCATGAATGCATCTGAAAAAGCTGCATTTGAGGCATTGGTACGGAAAGTTGCCAGTTTAGAGAACAGTAAAAACGTTCTGAAGAAAGGGTTGCAAGAACAAGGCTCTACCATCAAAAAACAATCGGCCCGCATAGCAGAGCTTGAAAAACTGCACTTCATGGAGGCTCCTTCATGGGCTGAATCAGCAGTTAATGAAGCTATGGCAGCTGGCTTGATCAGCTCGCCAAGTGGGGGAAGTTATGACTTTTATCGATTGCTGACGGTCCTTCAGCGCGGCGGGATGATCATTAAGAGAGGGGATGTTTAAAATGAAAAACGAAGTATTAACATCAGTTTTGATCTTTGCTACGACATTATCCGTTATTGTATTGGCTTTAGTGCAGTTTGTTAAGAAAACAATCAATATGCCTTCCAATGTTGTACCATGGATTGGCTTAGGTATTGGCGTTTTAGTAGGCGCTGCTGCCTACCCATTTACTGATCTCGACCTGACTTTACGCCTTTGGGCTGGTGGTTTTGCCGGATTATCTGCAACCGGCTTTTTTGAATTAGTTTTCAGTGATCGAAAAGGGACTACGAAAAATAACGATTCCACCAATAAAACGAATTTTCTTTAACTTTACAAATTGTTCCAAACAAAATATAATTACATCAAAACCGATAGCATCGGTAAAAAGAACCTCGTTGGCTTAGCTGACGGGGTTCTTTTTTTGTTTATAGGATGATATAATGCAAACAAATGTTCTTATATAGGAGGTTTTTGTAATGTCTCTTCCATCTTCACCATACGTGGATATCCTGGCTCAGACAGTAGCAGATGGTATGATTGAATGCGGATATTGGGATGACTGCACTAAAGAAAAAATATTATGGCTTGCGACTAGTTACGCTGATCTAGAAAAGTGGTACCTTTATGCCCTGAAATCTAAGGCTTCTAAAGGGGAGGTAATCAATATAACTATTTTTCCGGATAACCCTACTCAGGGACAAATAGCATACTTGGCTCATAACGGAACAACTTATAGGTATATGTATCGAGGGAGTGATTGGTCATTTGTTGAAGCAAGGCCCTCCAATCTCTTTTAAGATTGAAATTCCCAAACGCTTGGGAATATGAAAAAACCTTGCTCCGTGGCAAGGTCAATAATGTCATGGCTGATTTAATTTCGTTGATTCTGAATCGCACGGATCAACTTCTCGTTCCTTTTGTCTGCTTTATAATTGTTTACTACAAGGATTGCATGAATGACTCCTGGAACATAAGCGCACAGGGTAAGGATGATGTTTAAGAGAAATTGTCCAGGCTTACCACAGGATAAGATAGCAAGCGGAGGGATGAGGCAAAGAAGATAACGCAT